CCGTTGTTCTTGGCTTCTTCAATACCGCTAATTGCGATTGATGCAGCGTACTGCTTCCAATCGTATTCAGCAGCCGTGATGCCAGTTTGTGCGGTCAACGAGATTGAGTCATAACCACTGTACGACTTAACAGTTGTACTTTCACCGTAGATGAGTGGCTCAACAATCTTGGTTCCACCGTTAAGCATGCGGATGCGACCCTTATCCTGAAGGAAGTAGGTCAACGGGCGTGCCGTAAAGATGTTGTCCGTGAGTTGGTCACGATAGTTTGCGAGCGTTGTACTGAGCAACGCATCAAAGTTTGCATTAGACATTATGTTCTCCTAAAAGAATGTAGTAGTTTTTATTTTGCGCCCATAGAACGCTTGGCTGCTGCCCAAGCCTCAGCGACTGATGTAATGGGTTCAAAAGTTTCACTAGTTGTGTTAGCCGTAGCGGACGAACCACCCGATACCACACTGGCTTGCCTTTTGGATTCCAACAAAGAGTTTTCTTTCTGCTGTTGGACTTCACGGGCTTGCCGTTCTAGTTCTGCTTTTGCCATCATTTTATCAAACGCCATCTGCTTGTATGTGCCTTCCAAATCCGTTGAGTTCATCCGCAAAGCGGTTGTAACAACTTCATTGATATTGAAATCCTCATATTTGGACTTTAGTCGTTGAACTTCACGCTCAATTTCTTGTTTGGATTGATAATCCTCAAACGATGCAAGACGCTTGTCAAGTTCCCGATACTTTTGTTCCGTAGGGTCCAAAGAATCAAAATCTTCACCATCAGCAATCATTTCGTTAACAGCCTGACGGCTGATACCATAATGTTTGCTCAACAGGTCAATCGTGGCGGCAGGGTCATTATCTAAAGCCGATTGAAGTGCAGTAGCAAATTGAAACTGTTCTTTTTGCTGTGCAAGTTCTTGCGTCTTACGAGTATAATCTGCTTGGCGTTGATAACCAGCGAGTGCCTCACTTAGAGGTACTTCCAAATCCTCACCATCTAATTTGATTGGAACTCTATAATTAGAATATTCCTCAACAGATAAAACTGGTGTACTTGGGCTTTCTGAAACACCTTCTGTAACGGGTGACCCTTCGGGTTCCACAGACGATGTTGTTACGAGTTCATCACTCATTATGTTATTTCTCCTAGAGTCCTAGTTGGTTGCTCTACATATGAAATTGCTGTTCCTTTATGCCATTGGCGGCATCTGTCCTTGCTGTGCAAGTATCGCTTGCAACATGGCAGGGTCACCAGTTAAGGGACCAGCACCTTGTTCAGCAGGGACAGGAGGGGGTTCTGGTGGCATTGGTGGTGCGCCAGCACCACCCATCTCAGGAGCCATAGGAGGTTGCTGTTGCATTATGAACTCGTCAGGGTTCTTAACACCAAAGCCCTGTTGCAACACATAGGCGGCAAGTTTGCCCATATCTATGATTCCTGCTCCAGCGAACGGAGCCATAGCGTCAACCATCTGTAGTGCCATCTGTCGGCGGAAAGATTCGTTGTTTGGCTGTGTTGAGCCAGCAACTACTTCAAAGTCAAAGTCACCTTCCAAATAGTCACGGTCAAACTGAACCCAAACAGGCTCACCATCTTTACCTGTAATACGGGCTACTTGTTCGCCTGACATGTATTGTTGCGCCAAGGCAACCATACGGCGACCTACTTCGCTGATGGCTTGTTCAACCATAGCCAACTTGTCAGCAGTACGAGCATTGCTTGCGTCTTGCACCAAAGCGGACTCGGTTGCGGTACGGCGAATTTCGCTGGTTCCGCCACGCTGAATTTCTGATACACCTGATACACGGTCAATGTCAGCAATGATGGTAGAGGTTTGGTCATAGAAATCTGGTGGGTTAATTACAGCAGGGAAGTTCGCTACAACACCACTCAGGGCTTCGTCACTGATTACTGGAACCATCACATTGTCGTCATCAGACTCCAATGCTTGGCGACCCATATTGTCAAACGCCGATTCCTTATACAGGTATTTGCGTGAATACTTTTTACGGTGATTCATCATTTGGGTTCGGGTTTCATTCAACTCTTTTTGCAAAGGTTCAATAGATTCCAAATCGCCAATAGGATAAAAATGGTCAGGGACATCATAATTACGCAACATAACAAACGGCTGACCAAACGAGTATGGCATTGGGATTGGCTTGACCAAGAAGTTTTCTGCACCTTCACAGAACACACTCATTGATTTTGCGGCAACATCATAGAACTCAAAAATTTCGGCGTAACCTTCATTTTTGTCGTTAATCTTTTTGCGGCTTGGGTCATCGGCATAACGGCTAACAGCCATAACTTGCACTTCGTCCCTAGCAACTTTGGTGTAACGCTTGTCATGTTTCACATCATGGATTGGTCGGCGGATACGCTGAGCAATCCATTTGATGTCACGCATGCTGGTGGCATCAGGGTCCACGAACACATCCATAGGACTTACACGCTCTGCGAAAGGGCTGTCCTCTAGGATTATGGTTGTGGATGTCATTTCTCCACCCTCTACAGGGTCAGATACTTCTGTTTCCTGTCCAACTGCTTCTTCTTCAACGAAACGGTATCCACTCTTAATCCAACCATGACCACAAATCAAAGAGTCTTTTACTGCACGGCGGAACTCGGTACGGATATCACGATGCTTCCACCAATAGTTGACAACCGCTTCAGCGATGACAGCGTTGGCTGCGTTTTCTGGTTTAACAGCGTTAACAGCAATCTTAGGGAAGTTAACTGAAATGTTTGGGGCAATAATGTTAACAGTTGCAAAAGCAATATTAACTAGCAGTCTGTCCTCGTCACGATAGTCCTCATATTGATGACCTTTATATAGGTCTGTGAGCCTACGCCAAACAGCATCATAACCTTCGTCTTTACGCCAACGCTTAGATGCTTCTAAGCGTTGCTTGTATGCTTTAAGTTGGTCTGCTGCTGATTTCTTAGCCATTATTTTGTCCTTCTAACATTCTTAGCCTTTGAGGCAACACGCTTGGCAGCGAGTTCACGCTCAGCCTTTTCAAACGCCTGACTAAAACCTTTTGTAGTTCCATAATGAGCCTTGTAAGCATCTTTAGCCCACCAAACAGCATTATCTCTAGCCTTCTTTGTGTTACCAGCCTTATATGCGGATTTCAAAGATTTGTTTACATATAGACGCAACTCACCTTTAATAGGTTTGATGATGTCATCTATTCCTCGTTTTTTACTCGCCATCTTTTTGTCCTTCATGCCAACCAATGTGGTTATCCAGTTTGCTACCTATTTTGTCAACCTTAGACCCGATAACCCGAAGAAGGACTTGCCCTTGTGCGTGTTGGTCGGTGTTTTCTTTACGAAGTTTTTGTAAGACAACCACGACTGGTCCCATGATGACGGCAACGATGATTGGGACCCATACGGATGAAAGCATGATTCATTACATCCAGTTCGTAACTGGCTCGGCGTTGTACCCGTTGATTTTAGCCTGTTCCACAGTTTGACGCTGACGCTCAGCGACAGTAGGACCATGAAAATCTTCTTTACCATAAGTGAATCCCAATCTGACGGTTTTAATATGACATGCAAAACAAACTTCGCCCCTGCGGGGAAGTTCGTCTGAAACAAAGGTTTTGTCACAATTTGTGCATTTAAACATCATAATAGTACTGAATCTGTTCCTAAGATTAAAAAGGTGTTCGTTTTCTCACATTATGGGAACCAAGAAACATCCGATTCTCACCCTGACCACTAAAAAGGTGTTGCTCCCACCACATTAAACTATTCTTTGGCAAAGAAACATCACCACGATATTCAGGCAACCAAACATACTTCAACATCTGATTAGCGATAGCCAAACTTATAATTCTGTCATCATGTGGGCTACCAGACATACGACCATTCTCCTTGCGAACAAATGTTCGCAACTCGCCCAAAGTCTTAGCACACAATATGATTATACCCTCATCACGGATAGCGGCACTAAGTTCGTCAATAGCCAACGGCTTACTAGAGGATGTGGT